CCTATCTGGACAACCGTTGATATAGGTGATAGTGTTAACTACACAGAAGTAAGCACCGGTACCGATGGCACCTGGAGTGAAGTAAATACTAGTGTAACCGTCACTTGGACGGAGATTGACACAGCCGCATAAGGAGTATAAATAAGCATTATGGCATCGACATATTCATCAAATCTAAAAGTAGAACTCATGGCAGACGGCGAAAAAGCCGGTACATGGGGTGGTGTTACTAATACAAATATTGGAACGACTTTAGAAGAAGCAATCGTGGGTAAAGCAGATGTAGCTTTTGCAACCGATGGAAATAAAACGATTACACTTACTGATTCAAATGCATCACAAGATGCAAGAAACATTTATTTAAATGTTACCTCATCTGTTTCATTAACCGCTACAAGAGAATTAATTGTTCCAACTAATGAAAAAACATTTATTGTTAAAAATGGTACTTCAGGAAGTCAGAGCATTACAGTAAAGACTTCAGCAGGTACCGGCATTACGGTTCCAAACGGATCGACATACTTATTATATGTAGATGGTACCAATGTAGTTGAACAACAAGTTGCAAGTTCCGTTGCATCTGGTGGTACAGGTAGAAGCTCAATTACTTCTGGTAATGTCATGATTGGTGCAGGCACGGATCAAGTGACTCTTGTAGGTGCTGGTACCACAGGAAATGTTTTAGTAGCAAACGGAACGTCTTGGGAATCTGGAGTTGCATTTGAATCAGGAATGATTATGCTTTGGTCTGGATCTATTGCATCCATTCCAACGGGTTGGGTACTTTGTGATGGTACAAACTCTACACCGGATCTAAGAAATAATTTTGTTGTTGGCGCTGGTGATACTTACAGTGTAGATGATACAGGTGGTTCTGCAGATGCAGTTGTGGTTTCACACACACATACATTTTCTGGAACAACAGGTGGAGGCGGTTCTCACAATCATACTTATTCATGGTATCGCACAGGTGGACAGGATAATTCTCCAACTTTTCCAACAGCAAACCAACAAGCTGGAGATAATTTAGTCACTGGTACAACTTCAACTGTTGGTAATCACACGCACAGTTTCTCAGGTACCACGGATTCACAAGGGGAATCGGGTACAAACAAAAACTTGCCTCCGTACTATGCGTTGGCGTATATCATGAAAACGTAATGACTTATGCCGCTAGCACAATTCAACATCAGACCTGGGTTTAATAAACAAACAACCCCAACCGGCGCTGAGAATCAATACATTGATGGAGACTTTGTAAGATTTAGAAAAGGCTTACCAGAAAAGATTGGAGGTTGGAGACAACTTACATCAGGTGGTGATACCTTAGTAGGTGCAGCAAGAGCCCAACACACTTGGGCAGATTTAGATGGTCGTAAGTATGCAGCGATTGGAACCAATAAAGTTTTAGTTATTTATTACGAAGGTGCTTTTTATGATATCACTCCATTAGAAGCAGATGTTACAGGTGCAACGTTTGATACCACAAACGGCGATGCAACGGTTACTGTAAACAAAGCAGGTCATGGTTTAGCAAGAGGAGATTTATTTAAATTTACTACGGTTACTGCTCCACCAAGTTCTGGTTATACAGCAGATGATTTTACCACAAATGTATTTCAAGTTATTGATTATACTTCTAATGATTTTACAATTGAGATGCCTTCTAATGCATCTGGAACAACATCGGGTGCAGGATCTGCAACAATACAACCGTATGTAAAACCAGGACCGATTAATCAGGTAGGTGGTTATGGTTGGGGTACAGTATCATGGTCAGGTAAACCCTTACCGATTGTATCAGATGATTTAAATGGTGCCATTACCGATTCAGCAACTACCATTACACTAACCGATGCATCCGCATTTCCAAGTTCAGGGACCATTTTAATTGAAGATGAATTAATTACTTATACCGGTAAATCAACAAATGATCTTACAGGATGTGTACGAGGTACAAATGGAACGACTGCAGCTGCGCATGCAGACGCAACGACTGTAGAAGATGCAACCAACTATGTTGGATGGGGTCAAGCATCTGGTGCAGCAGAAACAACACTTCCGCCAGGTATTTGGTCTTTAACCAATTATGGTCAAAAATTAATTGCAACCATTTCAAACAATAGAACATTTGAATGGGATCCAATCAATACAAGTTCTAGTGCATTAGAAACAAGAGCAACCGTGATTAGTGGTGCACCTACGGCATCTACCATGACTCTTGTATCGGATAGAGATAGACACATATTTCATTTAGGAACCGAAACTACGATTGGAACTTCCTCTACAAGAGATCCTATGTTTATTAGGTTTTCAGATCAAGAAACTACAAATGTATTTACACCAACTGCAACCAACACAGCAGGAACGTTTAGACTCGATGATGGAACGGAAATACGAGGAGCGGCTGCTGGTAAAGATTATGTGTTAGTTTTAACCAATACGGCTGCATATACCATGCAATTTGTTGGACCTCCATTTACATTTTCACTTAGAAAAGTAGGTTCAAACTGTGGTTTAATTGGTAGGAATGCACTTGCGTATGTGGATGGTGCTGTTTACTGGATGGGTGCACAAGGTGGATTTTTTGTATTTGATGGAACCGTTAAAGCCTTACCATGTACAGTAGAAGATTTTGTATTTACCACAGGTAATACCGGAGATCTTGGAATTAACTATAATGCAAATGATATTATTAATGCAGGGATTAATAACTTATACAATGAGATTAATTGGTTTTATTGTAAACAAGGATCTACACAGGTTGATCGAGTCGTAACTTACAACTTTGATGAGCGTATATGGTCAACTGGATCTTTGAATAGAACGTCTTGGGAAGATGCTTCTTTATATGATTTACCTTATGCAACAGAATTTGTTGAAGACGAGTTTGGAACTTTCCCAGTGGTTAATGGTAAGAATGAAATACCAACAGACGATGAAGTATATCCAGGTAAAAGTTTTTATTATGCGCATGAAACCGGTGATGATGAGGTTTTAGCTGATGGATCTATTAGTAGTATTAACGCATTTATTCAAACCGGTGATATTGATTTAAAAGCAGGTGGTGAAGGTGAATACTTTTTATCTATGAGCCGTTTCTTTCCTGACTTTAAAAAACTCGTAGGTCAAGTCAAGATTACCTTAAACCTAAAGAATTTTCCACAAAGCACAGAAGCTGGATCCACTTTGAGTCCATTTACGATTACGGCTAGTCCGGTCGTTACAAAAGTTGATACACGAGCACGTGGCCGTTATGTCAACATTAAAATTGAAAACGACGATTTGCAACAGTCATGGAGATATGGTACTTTTACGGCTGATATTAAACCAGACGGAAGACGATAATGGCAAAGATTACAGTTTACATTCCTGAACCTGCACCTGAGTATGATGCATCCAATCAACGTCAACAACTCGAAGCGTTGGAGACAGTAATTAATCAATTGAACTTTGCATTTCAAACTGAATTAAAAAATGAAAAAACAAGATTTGAGTGGTTTCTTAGCTAATGGCAAATTTTTATAAAAGCGAAACATTTGATTTAACAACAACTAATCTAACCACGGTCTTAACGATTAATGCATCGTCTATTGCAATCGTAAAATCAGTACAGACAAGTCATCAAGATAATAGTAATGTCGATGTTGATTTATTTTTAAAAAAATCAGGAGGTTCCGATGTAGAAATATGTCATGTTGGATTAAATAAAGAGTCAACTAATATGGCTTTAAATGTAATCAATATGGAAGGTGGAGATGTTTTAAAAATGCAAGCAGATACTGCAGACGAGATCACTGGACAAATTAGTTATCTATTGATAGATAGATCACAAGAGAATGGATAAGAAAGAGAAACATTTATTATTTTTTTCAGGGGGTATTGATTCAACAACTCTCCTTGAATACTTTTTAAAAAAATCAGATATAGACTTATATGTATGTCATTTATCTAATGGTTTTACACCCATGTGTGCAGAATACTACGATGTACAAACAAAACATGCTCATCGTATTTTAGACGTTTATAAAAAAAAGGGATATCAATTTAAATTACTTGAAGGAAAAATTCAGTTTAATTTTTTAGGTGAATTAGGTGAAAAAGATAAACCGGGTATAAATAATGATCGTTGGATTTTTTTCTTTGCAGGAATGATTTGTAAAAGAAATAATATAAAAAAGTTTTGGGTTGCTGCGAACTCATACACGGATCATTTTTTAAAACAAGAGGGATTAGGTACTTCTGTTTGGTATGAAGATGGATCTTTAATACCTTATGTAAAATTAGGTTTTCAAATGGAAAACTGTCCTACAGAATTGACGTTTGAAGACATTGAATTGTGTTATCCGAGAAAAAACTTTAATCGAACAGGAATAGATAATTTTCATCAAGTTGAAATGTATAACTATATTGAAAAAGAAGTTAGGCCTCTTGTACGGTCTTGTGAAAGTCATTTAATGCATTATAGATGTTCTGAAAGTCCTTATTGCGTAAAATGTCATAAGGATATACAATCAGGAGTCGCTAATTTAAAAGGAGAATTAATTATATAATGCAAAAAATTAAATGTGAAACGAAAGAAACCTGGAGAAATAAAAAAACAGGACGTGTGTACCACTCAGAAGACGAAGTAAAAATGGATTTAACTTCTGATCCTAAAGACATACAAAAAGATTTAACTGTAACTATATCACCGGAGGGATTGGACGTCTTACAAAAGATAATGAATCAGAAATAATGAAAGCACCTAGAGGCGGAACCGAATTACAGTTTGAATACTTAAGAAAGTATGTTGATCAAAAAATCTTAGATCAAGTACAAATCACAACATCTGTACCAGAAAAAATACCTTTACATCCTGACAAGCTTAATATCTTATGGCAGAAAAATTCTTATGATCAACCTAACCTAAACCCATGGTTCAAGGACAAATCAAATCATCACAAATATGATTGGTACGTATTTAACAGTCATTGGAATTATGAAAAGTTTAGAATGTTCTTTGAT